TTCCCAAATAACCCGCATTCCCCCCGTTGTACAGGTTTGCACCTAGTTGAGCGCCCTGCTGGTCGAGGTTTCGGTTCTGGGTGTAGAAGTTCTGGTTCTGACCTTGGTTCTGAAGAGCAAGACTCCCAAGACCTAGGTTGAAATTCTGGTTCTGCGCAAAGTTCTGCCCGTACAGGTTCGCCAAGGAATCGCTGAGTCCTTGGTTTGTCTGCCCGATGGCATTAGCTTCAGCGATTCCCTGCCGGCTTCCGCCATAACCTCCAGCCGCAATCGCGCCTGAGCTGATCCCGGGCAGGATGTTCCGCTGAAGATTTGTCGTGACGCGATCAGTGATCGCACCTGCTGCCCCTTCTATGTAAGGGTTAGAATTGGCCATGCTCGACCCTCCGGAGTGCTCTATGGATGAATATTGGAAGCCAATACCTGGATATCACGGCTTGTATTCCGCGTCCACATTCGGACGCATCCGCTCTGAGCCGCGTATCACTATTCAAAGCAATGGGCGAAAACAGCGGGTTGGCGGGCGCGTCTTGCGCCCGTTTGTGATGAAAGCCGGCTACCATCTCATCGACTTGCGGCGCGACAATATCGCCACAAACCATTACGTGCACCGCATTATCCTCCTGACGTTTGTTGGAGAGCCAAGCGATGGACAAGAGGCTTGTCATAATGATGGCAACCGGAAGAATAACCATCTGATCAATCTCCGATGGGACAGTCGCAGTAATAATCATGCAGACAAACGCCGACATGGAACAATTCTCCGCGGCGAAAAGCATCCAATGGCGAAACTCCGTGAAGTTGATGTTTTGGCAATTCGCGCTGACCCGCGCTCCCTGTCTGTAATCGCCTCCGACTATGGAGTTAATTTTGGGACTATTGGAGGCATCAAACGGCACGAGTCGTGGCGCTTTCTCTAAATGATTGCCTGCCATGTTTACTCCCTTAAAGCAGCTTGCGCCACTTGTCTAGCAAATCCTGACCCTTTTGGGTGTCGCCCTTGCCGATCTTCTTGACCGTGGCTGCGTCTACAACGTACTCGCCATTGCTCAGTCTTGCGGGAATCGAGTCCGACCTTGCGGTTCCTGGACCGTCAACTTCTCCGCCTTTGATGTAGTTGGCTCGCCCACCGTCCATGAGCCCAAGGTCTTTCATCTGCTTCTGAAGTCGCATCGGACCAGAGCCAGGAACGTTCAGCGACTCGTCATCCTTAAGAGGTACCCCAGTAGGCTTTACGAGCTTTGCAGCGTCATCCAATTTCTTCTGCTTGACCGCTGAGGCTACGTCTTCAGGAGTCATCGCACTTGCGACTCCTCGGGGGCCATACTGCCCGGGGATCAGATTACCTTGTGCGTCGAATTTAGGAACCTTGACAGCACCACCATCGGCATACGCCCCGCCATCACCCCCATCACCACCAGCCCCTATACCGCCAGCATCTCCTCCGGAAGCATCACCGGGGGAACCAACACCCGGACCACCATCACGAGCAGGAGCTTGGTTCATGAGTTGAAGAAGCCATGGAGGGATGCCCGGATCGGCCGTGGTTGGCGTTCCAACTTCGGGAGCCGCAGACCCTTGCATAAGTTGAGAGAAAGCAGGAGCCGTCGTCGAGTTCATCATTGGCCCAGCAAAGCCTGAAGGCATACCACTTGCCCTCGGGGCCATGCCGAGATTCGCACCACCTGTGTAACCGCCTGCAAATGGATTCCCAGCTACACCTCCACCCATCAGATTCCCGCCAAGGGTTCGCATCTGATCAAACCCCCGGCTGTATTCTGGGCTCATGAGCGTTTGGCGCTGCATCTCAAGCCCTGCGTTCTGCATTGGGTTAAGCCCGCCTTGCCCCGTTTGTTTGGCTTGGAGGTTATGGACCCCGCCAAGCAGCCCGCCAGTGCCATACAAATACTGGGCAATCCTCGGGTCGATGCTTTTCTGTTCAGAAAAGCCGCCTTGGTTATCCTTTGTCAGATAACTTCCCACGACGCCAACAGCCGCACCACCAATCGCGCCCCATGTCATGACAACACCTCAGGTTTGTTCATGGTTAATACCTCGTCTTTCAGTTGGTTCCTGGCGTCGTACAAAGCCCGAGGATCGTCCTCGATCACTTCCTTTTCGATCTCATCAAGATCGGTCTTATCTGTCTTGTGAACGGTGATGCACATGCAGTTTTCAATCACATGTCCGGCTCGCTTGACTCCCCCTTTGGAAGCAATCACATGCGGAGCTTTCAACCTAGTAACCTCGTCTCCGACCGTAATCACAATCTCGCCCTTAGCCAGGATGAAGAAGTGTTCGAACTTATGAACCTTCCCGACAAACGTCACTCCGGCTTGCATCGTCATCACTCGGCAGTACATCCCGGGAACGAAGAAGTGTTCAGTCGGAAACTCTGCCGGCTCCATCGCGCCGCTCGCAACCAGAGCATGCATGGCATCTTCCAACGCGAGAACGTTATCTCGCGTGTAGCCTGTACCCCCAGTGCGAATATCGTTCATAGACAGTCAACCTAGAAAATTCCATCCTGCATTTCGGTACCCGTAAAACCCCGACCCTGCCCCCGGGTTCCAGTTCACACCATCTGCCCTGACGATCATCCCGTCTCTTGGTTTTGTAGGAGCCACGTTCAAGGTGTCTACATAGAGGAAGTTCTGCCTCGATTGTAGGGACTGGGCGAGCGCTTGTAATTCCGTGGCTAGATATGCCGGTATGTCTTTTGGGTCGGTTGGGACTTGAGTCGGTCGGTACATCAGTATCCTCCATGGGTCTTGATGTACATATCAAAGCTCTTCAGTCTCCAGGCGTTCTGTCCGGTACTTGTGATCCTGAAGGCCAGGAATCTCCCAGTTGCATAAGCATCTACCGAGTAACTCGTCCCCACGGTATAACTGAACGGTGGGCTGTAGGTCGGCTGGACTTCCGCATCCATCGAACCACCTACCTCAATCGTCAGCACAGTCCCGGCCGCAGCATCAATCCTGGGAATGATCTTGCTGACTGTTTTCACAGATTCTGGTTTGTCAAACGCCAGCCCTGTTCTCTCTAGAACAGCAGTCGGATTTACTCCGTTGAACTGCAATCCGCTTTCCATAACAGTCAGTGTCGGAGTCGAGCAGGAAACAACCAACTGTGCTTCTGCCGCACTCAGTACGTCGCTGCTCCAAGTTCCGGGATGTGTGGCCCAGGTATAAGCACTTGCGGCCCAAGTAGCTCCAGACGTGACTCCAATCCCGCCCGATGCTCCATAAGTCGCATTCGGTAGTTCTCTTACTCCGAACGTATCCGAATCCCAATTCCAGACTACGGCTTGTGTGCAGACTGTTGCCCCGCTCTCTGGAAAGCAAATCCAGACCTCATGCCCTAGTTGATTGACGCAGACGAACGATCTAGCGTAGTTCGTTGTGTCGATTCTGTCGAACAGGAACTTCCTTACCCTTCCCTGACTGATGCTTGTCGGCCCTTGTCCGCTGTGAACGATGACATCCCCAGCAGTCAGCACAACGTGCCCTTTCGGGGTGTCAGCGACGCATCCCCGGGCGAGCATTCCGGTTTCGCCGGGAAGGCGGAAGAACCTCCAGACAAACGTTCCGCCGATGTACTGCATGCCGTACATCGAGCGTTCTTTGTAGATCACGTTCAGATCGCCCATCGGCAGGCAATCGATCAGCGTATCAGTCGTTTCCGCCAAGTCTTGCTCGCCAGCATCTGCTGTCGCTGTAGCCGGGTCCCATACCGTTGGAAGAGCCCCTGGAACGGCAGCACTTGACCACTTCACCATATGCGGGAACTGAACCCCGGTTTTCGTGATGTTCAGCGCAACGATGTATTGCTTGAACGGTCGCATGGCAAATGCACGATGGTTCGCGTCCCATGCGGTCAGGTTCGCAAAGTCATTTGCGACGTTCCCGGCCCAGAACTGCGGCAAGTCAATGCCGTTGTTCAGGATGGCAATCCCTGACGCGGAACCTCCGGTCCACCGATCATCCACACCCCCTGTGTAGGGAGTAGCCCCTGCGGCTCGCGTCAGGTCGGTTCTTGTCGTACCGTCATCGCAGTACACACTCGCTATTCCTGCGTAAATCCAGAACTTGGAGTTCAAGTTCCGAAACGGCATCAGAAAGTAAGGAGTAATGGCAGGGGTCGTGAATGCTGTTGCTGAACCCGCAAAGCGTTCTGCGTACCCATCCTTGAACCGCATGTTCTTGGCGTAGCTCCACGCATTCGGCGGAAGCTCCTGCGGCTCTGCGTCCGGGATATACCCGAACTGCCCCGCGGATGGAACGGTGACGACTGTCATCGCGACTTCACTCGCATCGTCGTGCCGGTGTACCAATCAGCGTTGTTCAATGCATCAAGTGCGCGCTTGTATTCACCTTCCCATAATGCGATGTTTTCTGTGTCCTGCGTGAACGCTACAGACGCAATCAACGATGCATACAGGTAAATACTAGGAGAAGCGGTGAGAAGCCAGTTCGTTGTGTTCGAACCGTTCAGTGCAGGGATGTTTGCCCGGTAGACGATTTCCAGGTTGTATGCCGAGTCAGGAGGTGGGGCTAACTCGATGTTCGAGCCGATGATGGTGTACTTCACCGGCACGCCTGCGGAGAGCAGATATGCAGATTCCGCAACCATCTGATCCGGGGTACGGTACTCAAGGTCTGCCGATGGTTCTGTCATCAGCGTGAGCCTGCGCATGTTCGAGAAGTCACTCGGCAGGGCCACGTATCGGGCCGCTACCGTGCCTCCAGGGACACAAACGAGGGTGGAGCGTGTCTCCTGCCCTCGGGCGACTACATCACCATTGAGCCTGTCTTCAGCAAGTCTGATGAAATCGGGAATACTCGTCGTCAGGTCGCTTCGATGAAGCCAGGCCCCAACAGCAGCAACAAGTTCGCTATAATTTGTTATAGCCACTGAGTTTACCTATGAAAATACGCAAACGCCCATGGGCTAAAGACGCGTCGATTGCTGAACGTTTTATGGCGTATGTGTTGCCTGGGCCAACCCTTACCTCTTGCTGG